CGGAGCTTGCGACATTGCACGGCCTTCAGGAGTTGCGCCACCGGCTTGCGGCAAGTTCTGTAGCATCTGGATAATCTCAGATTGCTGGAGTTCATTTGTTTTTTGCTTGCGAGGGCCAATCAAACCACTCAACGCACGAATAGCGTTTAATGCTTTTTGACCTTCTGGAGATTCACTACCTAGATTTGGCAAGGCTTGCTCAATCAAATCCATTGCCATTGCAATGTTGACCATCGCACCTTCACGGTTTCCCATCTTTGGTTCTGGCGTAGACATAGGCGCAGACATAGGTGCCGTAGACGGGTCAGACATTGCAGTGGTGTCAGGAGATGGGGCTTCAGCAGGATTACCTTGCTGCTTGCCAATCAATTCCATTAATTTATCGGGTGGTACGCTCATAAATAACCTCTATCATCAATCTAGACGCGATTAGACCAGACTATCAGCAAATGTCAAGTGGGGGAGTATTTCCCCTCCCCCTTGGGATTAATCCACAAGGGACTAATTACTTACGACCTTTACGGCCTTTACGTTTCATGCGTGCCATGTGATTTCTCCAATTAGCAGCGGCCAACTTAGAAGAGGAAGTCAGCCATACCTCATCCCTTGCGGGAATTAACGACGAGTCTTGCGACCACGCTTCATTTTTTTGTACATGATGTACTCCTATCGTTCACCCATACGGCCCATCTTTCTTGCTTGACGGGGATTGAAAGACTTTATGCCCGACACCCGATACTGCATAGATGGCGCAGCCTGAGTCCTTTTTAATTCGCCGGTCTGTACTCTCGGCTGGTCTGCTTTTGGCGAGTAATCAGGTTTAGTTGCCATTATCCCTCCACTGCTTTCAAATCAGGTTTACCTTCAGGTTTTGCTTGAGGCTGTTGCGATTGATTCTTTTCGCGCTTTTTCAATTTATCTATTAACAATTGTTTCATTGGCGGTTCAAGCAAGTCAAGCAAAGATTCTTTATCAATAGCTTGTGCTTTAAACAGATTGAACGCCAACTGACGCATATCTTCCGTAAATATCGGGCTGTTGGAGTGAGCGTCTACTTTCACGACAAAATCTTTGGTAAATTGTTCAGCAATGAACTTGTTACCTTCTTCATCCGTGAAATGCGTGTTGTCATAGGCTTGCATTAGCTTTAGGTACAGAGTAGCTACCTTTTCTAAGCTGTCTTCGACAATTAAGGCGCGTTTCTTTGCGCGAGAACTTCCAAGACGGGCCAACTGAGAAGCATGACCAGCGGAGCGTACACCTTGCTCACCACGACCAGACAGAACACTTGATATTCCAGATGCTTCTGCAAACATGGCATCAATTTCATGGATGACCTCAAATAGTGACGCTGGCATCTCCGGCGCAATGGAGTCTACTTTTGCGTTAGGCATATCACTGGAGACAAACGAACCCGGACGATTAAATGCAAAGGCTTTCTCATCCGTGATACCCATAAAGCCAGAGAACACCTTTGGAGGAGACACTTGCTTGGATAACAAATCCAATATCTCTGACATTCGGTTATTTCGTACAGCTTGCAGCAAGTTCAGACGAGCAACTTCACTCTGACCCCAATAATAATCAAACTGCGGGTTAGGACAAATTTGAATGAACGGCAATTCACCTTTTAAGAATACAGAAGCACCCGGACGGTCATAGATAAAGATGTCAGGGTCAGCCATCGTGACCACTTGGTAATCTTCAATCTCATCGTTCCATACCCACAACTCATACATCTTCACGGTGTCTTCAGCAACACGGGCTTTGTAACGGTTAGTGCCGTACAAGTCTAAGTTGACGTTACCAAAGATAGTTGGGTTTGATTGAGAGATGATAAGACGGTCAAGACCCTCTGGCATATCTTCGGTCTTGGTGTGCATTGCTACTTGTATCTTTTTTACGATTTCTTCCCGTTTAGGGTGGCTATACAATCGATTGTATAAATCGGATTTCGTAATGTAATAGGTTTGAACTATTGCTTCTTGCCTGTCGGTGTAGGTAACGTCTTCACGTAGAACGCCTATCGAGCTAGGCTCTACCATGTAAGGATGGACACCGTTGTTGACAACAAGTTTGATAAAGGTTGAGTTAAATACCAACGCCCATGTCAACGCTGACGAGAATACTTGGTCACAATTGGAGTTTAGCCACTCATCATTTAACGCTGCGGTCAGCCTAGGAATCTTGATGTGTTCTTGTACGGCAACTGCTGCGCCTACGTTGATAGAAAAGCGTGTTGTCTCAGCGGAATAGAGGAACGACGTTAGCTGGTCAATGTGCGGATAAATCTTATTGAATAGGGCGGGGTTTTCATCGGGTCCAGCACCGAACAAAAACCAAGCACGCAGAGAAGCGTAGTCGCCTTTGCGCTCAATCAACGACACCATGCACTTTTCGATTAAGTCGCGGTAGAAGAACTCACGCTCTAAGTCTTTGGTTGGTATCCGCATTTAGGACTTCACTTGTAGGTTTTCATGGTCGGCAATGTACGACGCAGCCTTGGGTCCTGTCAAGTTTCCAGCGTCTCTTGGGTTCATACCGACCGATTCTCCCATAACTGACCGTACAGCTCCGCCTTTTATGACATTTCCCAAGCTATAACGGTTGTCACCGCCCCAAATAGCGGAATCCCCCGGTCTTGGCTCTCTAGGACGCTGAGATGCGATAGCTGCTTCCTTCTCAAGCTGTTTCTTCGATGTTTTGTTCTTTCTGGTGAAGAAACCGGACTGATTCTCGCCTTCACGGGTAGATTTGATGTTTGTCATATCAAAATCCATCGCTAACTGCTTAATGGTCTTATCGTTCTTCTTTGTGCCGTCTGACATGGTGCCTACAGCTTGCAAATAGACTATTGATACCTCCTCGGCACAGTCTTTCATGGGGCATTGCCCCTTTCTGCTCTCAAAGTAACCGTGCTTTGGGCATTTGTAATCATGTAGAACTGCCATTGTTATCCCCTTCAAATAATGGTGGTTGCGAATAATCGTCTATATTCCTCATACCCAATCTAATCCCTATCTTGCCATTAATCATTTGTAGGCCAGTAGTGGGTAGTATTCTCGGTTTAGCTTCCCTGCGGTATTCAATGTATTTGCTGCGGTTACGCAATTGCATGATAGCTACCTCGCCTCGCTGCCATGCTTTGTAGCCTTTATCGACTCTGCGCTGAATATATTCCGTCAATGGTTCTGAGCGATACCAAAAGACGTCTAGCAGGTGGGCTTTGTTGACCCCACACAAGTCAGCAAAGAGTTTCATTGAGATGCCACGCTCTTTATCCCGTATGAACCGACGCATTTGCGTCATCAGTTCCTTCTTGGTTAAGATGTTAGTTACCATAGACGCCGATAGCTTTTAAATAATTTGATACGCCTTTGCCTACAGACAGTTGCTCCGGGGTTTTTGCTTCTAGCTCTCTGGATACTTTTCGGCTTAGTTTGCGCTGAATTAACTGGGGTTGAACTTGTTCCGAGTAAGCAGCGCACGCCAAGGCCATTGCCATTACTCGGTCATCCTTATTGCGACCAGACGCCTCGATAGATGCGCCATCACGGATGATGGTCTTCATCTCCTCAATCGTATCAACGGAATAGACGTCAAGCATTTGGCGTTCAAACAAGTCTTTGGTGTAACTCATCATTCGCTCTTTAGTTGCTGCCGTTGTTAGCCAGCCTAATGAGTTAGACATACCGCCCATCGTGTCATTACGCCGCCAGATGTAGTTTGACATGGACCCGTAGACGTCCATCAGACTCTTGCCCATTGCATTGCCCATGCTGGCAGCTTGACGGCGCAAGTTCTTAATCTCATTTAGAACAGCCTGTCCCGGCCCATTAACTTCAAGATTAAGCGTCGAGTTTTTGTAGGCTCCAGCAAGATGCGAAATAACCCACGCAAACTGGTACGTATTAAGTTCAGAGGTCGCAAACTCTGCCACCTGTTCCATTCCGTCAGAGTAGCAACGGAAGACTTGAATGCAGAACCTATCAGCCCAATCAGAAGAACCATAAGCAGGGTCTGCACCGATAACGTAATAAGCCGTATCAATTGGTTCTTCCCATACCTTCAATGTTGACAGGCGTTCAGTTGATTTAATAACCTCAGTGTCTTGGAAGTTCACACCCATCGCGTAACGGTAATGGTCGCAGTCAATCTTCTTAGCAATCTTCATGGCGTCAGTACACCGTGCGTTAGAAAAGAACGATGTGCCTGTCATGACGAACGCATAGTCTTCGGTCGGCGGGAACTCTTGATACATCAAGGAATCGTCCTTAATGCCTTCCAACATTTTCCAACGCCACCACGCCATCTGGCGCGAATTAATCTCAAAGTTGTAGAGCTTCTTAATGTCTCGCGTCCACTCTTTTTCTTCAGGTGTAAGTTTGCCGTCCCAATAGACTTTGTACACATCTGTCTCTGGAGCTGCAGAATAGAACTCATTGCGCCACCAGCCGCAGAAAATAGCCTTTTGAGTTCGCGCTCTCTTAGCGGTCACGTACATATCGTGAAACATATTGAACCCGCGAGCAGTGGACTCGAATATGTAGAGACGCTTTGGATTAGTTTCAGCTAACGACGCCAGCAAGGATGCTAGTCCTTCTTCATCTCCCCACGACGAAGTTTCCGTTCCGTGAAGGAATGTGATGCCCTTGCCACGACCAAGACTTCCTTTCGCTCTAAGCCCAGCGACTTGATAAAAGATACGACTTCTGTTTTTGAGGGAAAGAGAGTTTCGATTGTGTGCAAGTATGGGTATTTTGAACTCTTTAGGTAAACCATCCATGTAACTGCCGAGCGTGCCTCGGAACATATCTCGGTTTTCTTCTGTGTCTGTAACAAGCGTTCCATTTAACCCCGCATTGATGTAGTGCCAGTATAAGTCTAGGGCTAGGCTTATTGTGGTGATGCCAAGCTGACGGCCTTTTAAGATGACAAAGAAATGGACACCATTCTCTAAGCCGGTAGCAATCTCATCCATGACATAGGTCTGAGTGCCTAGGAGGTTATCCATCTTGCGTAAGCCCTGCTCTTTGGTTTCAATCTTTAACTCGGAGCAGAAGGCGTAAAACTGTTTGAGATTGAACTTCATTTAAACTTTCGTCGGTCAGTGCTGAACTGTTCTAGATTCCAGTTAGCGATACGGTGCCGCGCATCCTTGTCTTTAGCGACACGTAGCAGCTCCTCAACTATCTCAGGCTTGTACATCTTCTCCCACGTTTGCAAGAGCTTGCGCTTATCTAAAATGGTAATAGCCTTCGTAGCCCGTAGCATCTCATTCTTTAAGATGGTACGAGAGAGTAGAAGTTCTTCTGCATACTTATCAGTTGATGGTACTGAGTCGCTCAAGAGCATCTTTTAGTCTTGCTGTCTCATCGTTAGCATCCCGCAGCAACTTAGCCGACTCAGTATGGACACGCATTAGTTCATGGAACAGCTCTGCATGGCTCATCGTGTAGACCTTTTCCATATAGGCTTTCTTCACATCCTCCATTGCTAGAGGCATTAAGTAGTTTATTGCTTCAGTCATCATTACTCTCCGGTGTTTTCATATAGGCTATCAGCTCACGGCACGCACGACGAATCCTTGGGTCTTCCTCATACCTCAATACGTCTGTAAGCCGCCAGAGAATGTATTGGTCAAAGAATGTATCGACCGTCATGTCTACGTTAAACTTCAATACGCCACTGTCATAATCTTCTACGCTGTTCTCCATACCCTTACCCCCTCCACTTCTTTCCTCGCTATGAACTGCATCCCTAACCGCTTAGATGCTCGGTAATTGGCGTTACACACCACCTGCAACTTTCCTTCCCCGACAAAGAAGCTGTCACCAATATCCATCTCTTTGTACGGATACCTTTTCTTGCCTTCAGGTAACGGCACTGACTTTTCAACTATCATGGCATCCTCTTAAATAACGCGGGGACGCAAGCCGTCCATCTTTTGCTTCCATACGGGTTTGCCGTCAGGGAAAAGCTCTAGCATGTTCTTAGCATTGGCTAACTTATCCTCAAGACTCATGTTGTAGAAATGAACTATCCAATCGCCAAGCTGCCAATGTGTTGGATGCTGATTCATCGTCTTGGCTGGCACCAACCTCACCAACTGATTAATTACCTTGTCCTCTTGAATCAAGTTCCATAAATGCGTTTGCTGTCGCCACGGGTATTGTTTCCATACGTCAAAGTCATTAATCATACGGTTTATTAACACCTCACCTCTAGCCGGACCAGACCGATAAATCATCACATCGTTATTCAAAGGCCACCAGCCCGTTTCTTCTTTCGCTACCAGAACATTGTCCCAAGGCTCAAACACATCCCTCACACTAATGTCATGGTTCATAAACAACGTGTCCATGCCAACACTCATCACTACGTCATACACCTTCAATTCCTTTAACAAATCCCTCAACTCATCAATCACTACACCGTTGTAGTTCTCATAATCAAAGTAAACAGCCTTGTAGTCATAGCCCCACTTCTCACAGTACGCCCTGTGGTTCGGAGAACAGGTGTCATGCAACCCCTGAATGTTGCTTGAGTATGTAGACCTAATCAGAACTCTCATGTTTATCCCCCCTAATCAATATACACACTATAGACGAAAAAAAAGGACTCCACAACAGGGAGTCCAAAATGACTGCACTAAGCGAGAAACAATATGCAGCCAACACAGAAGGAGAATCATGACGATTCAAGGAAAGATTATCAGAACCACAGAAAAACACATATTTTTTTTGGGGTGGAAGATGAATGGGGCGCGTACTCCAAGCCCCTGAAGACCAATTGAAAAGCCAGGGAGAGACGGGGTATCGGATGCAAGCTGTCTACCCCTACCCAATGCCCAATGAATGCCAGTGCAAGCCAGTAGACTGCCAGTAGTAGTGTGTATGCGTAGATTGATTGCTATTCAAGTACCCCAAGCCAATTGTTAAATCTAA